CTCAATAATCTCACCCTCCTCATCATATACCGGCAAATACCATAGTCCCTTATGGGAATTGCTCCATTCCTTAATCTTTTGTTCACCAAATCTTTCTACGGCTATGGCTTCGCATTCTGCACGTTGCTTTTGTTCCCTTTCAGCACGCTCTTTAGCCCGAATGGCTTTTAATGAACTTTTGTTCGCATTTGTAACTATCATTAGGTTGGTTTTATTTATGAACAAAAAGAGATTAAGCTACCGCGATATCCATGGCCAAGAATGGCAATGTTACAGGCATGGATTTCGCATTCTGTTCCATTCCCATATTTATCTTAGTAAAGGCAACGCCGAGAGCCGTAATAACACGCATCTGACTTGCCGGAGTTTTTTTAAACGTACAGGTAATTACAGTGGCATCCTTAGGAACCAAACCGATATGGGCATAACCCACCGCCTGTGCTGCATCATTTAGAAGGTCTAATTCAAATTTTAGCACTTTAACAGACCCGGTCGGCTTTTCATTTCCATCCTGTATATCAATCGGCTTGGAACCGGCAGCATACAAATGCTCCTTTTCTATATCAATATCAAATTCCCACCCAATGATTCCAACTACAGTACGGCCAAGAATCTTCAAACTTGTTTGCGACCAAGCGCATTCTTCAGATTTAAAAGACATATTTAACTATTTATGCAGCCTTAGGACATTAAGCCCAGGTCTACGTTTATGAATGATTTGTAACCGTTAGGTCTTAACCTCAGCGTAACTGCTAGTGTGCTTCCTGGTATAATTTGCTGGGCGGGGTTGATATACAAACTCAAGCCACTAATTTGATTACCCATTAATGAACTAATTTGATTGCTCAAAGTGGATTCCAGGTGTTTTATGTCAGTTTCTGAAATGTTGCCATTCGCATCAACATCCACTTCACCTTCCAATTCCTCCACATAAGTAGCCTGGCAAATCACAGCAGCCTTATCTACTATGCGGCCAAAAGCCAATAGACGGTAATCATCTGTGCTTGCCATTCTATCAATACCAAAAAAGAACCCGGCTTTGTTCGGGTGGTTCATGAAAGAAATGACACCACTACCATGCAGGTCATCCAGTATCAGAACATCCTTTAGAAGTTTGGTTCCGATATATATTTGAGCAATAGCCAGAGGGCCATTGGCAACTTTTCCAATTTTTATGTTGGCTGCATATTTCACAGCACGTCCGAGAGCCGTTCCTACGCTTGCACTGCCATCATTCGCACTACCACCACATACAACACCACCAAAACCAACAGAGGCAGTACTTGGTCTGAAACGGTCTAAACTACTATCATCATTTACGCGGCCTTCAACTAATATCCTTACGGGTATTAATTCAGCAAGGCGCGCCAAACCAAATGTATTTGCCTTAATTAAAGCTGCGGATACATCTGCATCAAAGAATGCATTACCTGCATTGTAACCCGCGTCTGGTTTACGGCATACACCTAGGAGTCTTATTTTTCCTTGCGCAACACGAGTAAGATTTTGAGCGCTTGTAATGTCATTTACATCAAGGGCACCGGCCATAGTCATTGTTTCGGCTGTGCCATAAATCCAGAACTCCTGGTTACCACCAACCTCATCATAAAATTCACTTACCTGTCTGTGGGCAAATGGTTCATCTATGAGAGTTATCCCTTGCGCTTCTGCATCCGCCAGGTTAAATACTTGTAAACTCTTACCAATTAACCCAACTGTATTTACGGTAACGGCAATACCGGCGATTCCGTCAATAGACTGGATATCCTTCAATAAATTACCGTTTGAATAAAGTACACTTACGCGTGGCAGATACATGTTCTTGAAATTTGACTTTTTTTAAATAGTGGCCTCCATTGCTGGAGGCCACGGGTGTCTACTTTGGCGGGGTTTTTATTTTTTATTGGTGTCTGCCTTAGCGGTTCCACCTTGTAACATCTTGGCATTTTCTTGCTCCAGCTCTTCAGGAGTTAAAGGCTCTTTGCCTTTCGTTTCCTTTGATTCTCGGTCTGCCTTAGCAGCTAATGCATCAGCAACGGCCTTTGCTTCCTGGTCCTTTTCTGACGCTTTGGTTTCATCAACGCCTTTGCCAGGCAGATTAGGGTCAGTAGCAATATCTATAACTGGAGCTGCTTCACTCTGCTCTCTGGTTATGGTCTCAACTTTTCCATGAGGCACACCACCGAGATAGGCTTCAGCTTTTTCTTTGTCTGTAAAAAGAACGCCAAGAGCGCTATGAACTTCAGTGGCATCCGGGTGAGTATTAAAAAACTCAATAATTTTTTGTTCCATGACAATTGATTTTATGGTAATGAAATAAATCCGATAAATTCAGTAATAGACCTTTGTCTAGGTTCTACCTCATATCCTTCTCTACTACCATTCGTATTGGAGTTTCCTTCTACAGTCCGAACAAGACCACCGGAGATGCTCTCAACCATAACCGCATGGGCAAGGCCATTTGAATGGGCAATGATTCCAATATCACCTGGTTTAATGTTCGATGCTGTTCTTGGAAGCTTGCGAAGTGTTGTTTTATTCCACTGATTCAGTACGCCTGCTGTTTTGACAAGTGGATTGGGAAGATTCAATTCTGTGCAGGCTTTATTAACGCACCAGTATACAAATGCCATGCACCATGGGTAACCGGCTCCCAACCCTACACTGTTTAGGTATTGGGTAACCTCTGGGCCTCCATTGCTGCCAATGGGAACTTCTTGTACACCAATCTGTGAGATGGCGATTTGTATACTGCGTTCGCTAATAGTCATAATCCGAAAAGTTTATGGTTCGATTATCCGCTAAACCCATTTTATTATTCGTCTGTCCTTCGACAGAAAGTTCCAGTCATTCTGCTGGTTTGGGTACCGGTTGGAACATATCTTAATCGGTATGAAAGAAAGCTTGTGCGTGAGATTGGAAACAACTTTGTGTTAATGGCCTGGTTGGCGAGTACAAGGCTGTCCTGGGTAATCCAGTTACCATCCACGGTGCCTTCCATATATACTTTACCTGCGCCAGTACCGCTAATCAAAACAACAGTAGACTGAATACTTACCAGCTTGCTGGCCATATTCTGGAAAGTAATAGTGGTTCCGGTTGCATTGATAGAGGTATCCGGTTGGATTCTCTTACTGGTGGTCTGCGCATTGGAGACCGCGAACATGCCTACAACCATGGTAAGCAGCAATAGCATTCTTTTCATGTAATTTTTGTTTTAAAAAGATGAATGATTTGGGGGAAGTGAGCCGAATACCTAACCTATTCGGCTCACTAACAGTTTATCAGTGAAATCAATTGTTAGGCTGCGATGTCCTCAACAACAGCGTATACGCCATTTGCACGGCGAGTACGGCCACCTAAGCGGATATATGCGGAAAACACATCACCATAGTACAGAGCCTGGCCAGGGTTATCAAATACACTTACTTCACCTTTTGCACGCTCTACAGAATTATCACTATAGAACAGGGAAGCTGCACGGTCACTGGGGTCAGCAGCATAAGCAGGGTCTTGTTCATCCACACACTGTACGGTGGTAACATCAGCTCCACGATAGCGCAATACAGAAGAACGCATCAATACGTCAATACCCATGTAGCGGCCAATGATACCATTTTTCAAATCTGCTACGTTATTGAAGTTTGTCTTTTCAGCATCGCTCAATGATTCAAAAAACTGGTGGTAATGGAAGGCAGTTAACAAGGCAGTCAGACGAGACTGGTTATCTGTAGTTGCATATTTCTTAGCAACGGCCTTAAAGGAGTTCTTAGTAAAAGTGGTACGGCTTCCGGTTGCAACACCATCAATAAGGTCAATAGCAGTTGCAGGGCCATCAGTTAACAACACCTGGGCGGCTTGTGCTGCTGCGATATCTGCATTCACAGTTGAGCGTGGTGCCCAACGATACAGCAATCCGTTCATTGCCTCCTGGATAAGCTTTTTCTGATCCTCGCCAACGACTGATTGGCGTTTGTCATAGGAAAGCTCAAACTTTTCTATGTCCTGAATCTGACGAGGCAGTGCGTAATAGGTATCCAGAGAATATAGCAACTCAGAATCTGCTCTGTTTACTGCAATCTGTGGAAATGAAGTCAGGTTCTTTTTAATAACGGTCGGCAGTCCAGCTACCGGTATGTGTACTATTTTACCCTGTATAACAAATGAATCAGCATTAAATGCACGGAGTGCAAACTGATTGTCCTTATAAAGGTTATCCACGATATCCTTCTCCCAGATTTCCCTTTGCAATGCCATGAAGGCAGCGCCTTTGAGCATTGGGATAAACGAAATCAACGTGAGGCCAATAAAGGTGGCAATAGGATTCCAGCCGAAGGCGGCAGAAATTAAAACGGCCATAAGCGCGTTATAAAGCAGGGCGGAGAAATTTACTTTTTTCATGTATATCGATTCGGTGTTTACAAATGGGGTTACTATTATCTATGCCTTCTGAGGCATGCAATTATTCTTTATCCTTCCAGCTCTTGCCAAAAGCCTCGCGACCTTTCTGGTTGAACAGGTCAAGGTTTGTAGCTTTCAAATCTTCCAGCAAACCACCTTTATCCAGTTCATCGTAGGTCATTTTAGCAATCTTTTCAGAGGTGCCACCTTCTGGAGCTTGTTGACTTTGCTTAGCAATGCTCAAATAAGCAGGCATGGCATCAATAAGGTTTTTCAGCTCTGTAGGCTTGCCTGCATAATCCTTTTCCAACTGCACACCCATTTCCTTGGTTATTTTCTTGCTAACGTTCACGGCGGCAGCAACCAGGTCTTTTACATCCTTCTCAACGGTTGATTTTTTAAAAGCAGCGAGGTCATTGACCGCTGTTTCTTTTTCTGTTTTCAAAGCAGCATTCGCAGTTTCCAAGCCTTCAGCTTTCCTTGCGGTTGCGACTAGGTTTGCAAAAGCAGTACTTACCGCTTTGTCATCGGCATCTGCTGTTAGATTCATCAGTGTTAACTGAGCGGGAGTAAAAAAGATTTGTTTCATTTTAATGTTTTGTGAGTTAAATGCTGATAGGTTAATGGGTTGGTCTTGTTCATCAAATAAGTCTGTAAGAGCATTGTAGTTACCGGGTATGTCTACGATTGAGCATTCCCGGTTATACCATTTACTAACTGTTGGGCCTTCCTGATTTTCTAAATAATCTAATGGGTTGCTGCTTATTTCTATTGCAACAAGATGACCCATGGATGCAGCATTTAAAAAACCAGATTCAATTTCATCTACCGTTCTCTGTCCCCGTGGGTGCGATAAATTAATACATGGTTTACCATATACTTTATCACCACGTAAAACCAAATCTTCCCACTTAACCAATACACCCATTTCCCTAGGAAATCCACTTTCCTTCGTTCCATGCATATAATAGCCAATGGGATTCTTTTCAAACTCTGCAAGCAGGTAGCCAGCAGTGAGTAAACGGTAGCTGTAACTGTTCAGCGAACTGTCTGTTAGTAAAAACTCTTTATTTATTTTTTTGAACTTATCCATTACGTCTACGTGCGATGAGGATGTAAAAATGTAATGGTTTCAAACATTTAAAAAATGCGGTTTTTATTATACTTATATAACTGTACCACATTATTACACATACTGTACCATGATAGATTTTCGAATGCATTGACAGCAAAGCTGTAGCGGATATTTGTGTGTATTATGGCAGCTACATTATCAAATCAGCAAAAGAAAGAATGGGCGCAAATGCTTTTTGTCCGCGGTGATTTAACACAAAAAGACATTGCCGAAAAAGTAGGCACCTCCGCTAACACGCTTGGTAAGTGGGCAAGTGAAGGAAAGTGGGAGAACATGCGTAAATCAATGCTCAATACCAAAACAGAGATATTGCGCAATCTGTATGATTTGCTGGACAAAATATCCAAGAAGCTAAAGGAAGAGGATAGTATTGGTGATTCCAAAATAGCAGATATGTATGTAAAGTACACTGCTGCCATTAATAATCTGGAGACAGAAACAAGCATTGGGCAAATATTTGAAGTAGCTAGAATGTATGTTAACTGGCTTCAGGGACTAGACCCAAAATTTGCACTGGAAGTTCTCAATCATTTTGACTTGTTTATCAAAGAGCGTTTAAAATCTTATTAATGGCTGAATTAACAGACAAGCAAGCGCTCGCAGCGTGGAAAGATTATGCGGATAATATCCGTAAACAAACTGCTTTACTTACCGGTGAAAATGAGGCACAGCAACGTAAAAGAATCAGCATCCTGGAAGCTGACCCCGAACTATGGTTTAAATATTACTTTCCACAATATTGCTATGCTCCTCCAACTGAATTTCATAAAAAGGCAACCAAAAGGGTTTTATCCAATTTAGAGTGGTATGAGGTTCGCTCCTGGAGCAGGGAGCTTTCAAAATCCACCAGGACAATGATGGAAATGCTTTACCTGTGCATTACAGGTAAAAAGAAATATGTGCTCCTTATCAGCAATAGCTTTGACAATGCCGTAAGACTTTTGATGCCATATAAAGGAAACTTAGAAGCGAACCAACGTATTATTCATGATTATGGACTTCAAGAGCTTCCTGGAAGCTGGGAGTCTTCAGAATTAACTACTCGCAAAGGAGTTGCGTTCCGCGCACTTGGGGCTGGCCAGTCACCCAGAGGAACCAGAAATGAGGAAGCAAGACCGGATGTAATCCTCTTTGATGATA